CGGCGCGCGCCGGCGGTGTAGTCATCGAGCACGGCGATCGCCTGCTCGGCGCCGAAGCATACCTCGGCCCGCCAGCCCTGCGACGCGAACCAGTCGAGCCATGCGCGTTGGGTGCCCGCCGGCGCCGCCCCCCACGGTCGCGGCGCCTTGAGCTCGACGACCAGGCCGACGTAGCGCGCCGTGCGCATCGGCAAGATGTAATCAGGGAAGCCGGGGCGGGTGCCCTGGCCGGCGGCGATCTGGCGGGCGATCGGGTGCATTTCTTCGTTCGGCGAATGGTGGAGCATCGGCGCCCACCAGCGACCGCCGACCAAAAGCATGAGGGCGCGCCCCTCGGCGCGTTCGAGTTGCTGTCTTTTCTTCGGTTTCACGTGGAACCCTCCAGGGCTAGGGGTGAGTTGCCCCGGCGGGGGCGCCCCCTGGAGTGATCGGGGTTGCCTACCTGATCAGGGCGCCGGGGTCGCCGGGGCTCGTCGAGCATACTGGACAGGGCGACGGCCGGCGACTAAGTTTATCGGGCCTACTTGTTCAACCAACGGAGTGATATCGCGATGAGTGATGTATTTCCCGATCGTTGCCGTAGCTGCAACGCCCCCCTCAAATGGGTGAAAACGCCCGCCGGCAAGAACATGCCGCTAGACCTCGCGAGCCGTGAAACGCGGATCGCGATCGTCGGCGACGTCGGCGTCACGTGTCCCACCTACGTGTCCCATTTCGTCACGTGCCCCCGCGCCGACAAGCATCGGAGGGCGCAACGATGATTGGCGGATATTGGGCAAAGGACTCGGAGCTCCCCGAAGGCGATGTGCGGCGCCTCACGATCTTGTTGCACAGACACGCTAACGGCGTCGCGTGCGGATTGGAAAGCGACGACGGCGCCGCGTTGGTGATCGGAACCGACGAGCTGGAAGCGATCATTGTGCGGTGCCTCGCGCCGCTGGATCGCCAGGCGCGGTTTCGCGTGTGCGGCGAAGCGATCGCGGTGCTCGAAGCCGCCGGCGCCAGCCCCGACTATCGCGTGCCGAAGGCGCCGGGGGGTGTCCAATGAGTGCCGTCGATGTTTGGGCGGAGCGCACGTGCGAACAGGCGCTCAAAGAACTGCGCGACAGGATCGCGGACGAACGCGGCGAGCTCGACGAGCTCGTCGGCGATCATGCGAGCGTGTCGATCGACGTGACGGAAGTGATCCGCGATGCCCTCGAAATCTACGAAGGCGAGCGGGCGGCGGCGATCGCGTCGCGGGGGGTGCGGCGATGAGCGCGCCGGCGTTGTTCTACGGCGACGAGCTCGTCGAGCGGATCGAAGTCTGGCGTTGTTGGCGGGCGTTGCTTCGACGCCCGCCGGCGCGCCTGGCGCTGACGCGGGCACAGATCGACAGCCTGCTCGCGGTCGATGCGATCACGCTCAAGAAGGCGGGCGAGTCGAACGGCGAGCCGTGCTTCGAGCTTTACATCGGCGCGCTGCGCGTCGTGACTCAGACGCGCGACCAGTTCGCAACAGGGAGGGAGAGTGCATGAACATCAACGACGTAAACGGTCAAACGCCGATCCGGCGCGTCATGATCACGCACATCAACGGCGGGTCGAAATTTTCCGAACTGCACCACGAATACCTCGCGGTCGACGACGCCGGCGTCGCGTTCAAACTCGGGATCTGTTCTTTCACGAAGACCGATGGATCGCCCCATTACTCGATTTTAGAGTCGGGGTATTTGGTGGTGGGCGATGGCGCGGTTTATCCGACTTTGCGCGGAGCGGTGAGCGCGCGCCGGCGAATGGCGCCGGGCGAGCTCCAGGCGTACAAGTGATCCCGCCAATCGGAAGCTACACGCCGGCGCCGATGCTGACGCCGGCGGATTTTCGCGTGCGATGGATCGGGATTCGCCACCTGGCGCACGCGCCCGAGCTCCATGCTTTCGTCGACACGCTGATCAACGCCTACCTAGCGGCGGAGCGGCGCGAAGCGCACACTTGGCGCATGTACGTACAAGCGTGCGCCCGTGTTGAAGGTGTCGGCGAGCTGCCCCCCGGCTCGCCGTTTCCTCGCGGCGGGTAATGCGCGCATTTCCGGCCGGCGTCACATGGCCCTCCCTTCATTGGCGCCGGCCTTTTTTTTACCCTCACCAACGGAGATCGAACCCATGATTAAGCGACACTCCCTGGCGCTCAGCGGCGCCGTGCTGTTGATCGTTTTTCTGGCGATGACGGTACAGAGTTGCAGCTATCTCACGCGGTCGTCGGCCGCGCTGGCCGATGGCGCCGGCGCCTATTGCGACGAGATGACGCCGGCGTCGCGCGAGGCACTACGGCAAACGCTCGACGCCGAGCTCAAGGCGGAAGGGATCACGCTCGGGCTTGGGTGCCACGGCGAGCCGATGAGCTGCGTAGGGGCGAACTGCCCGACAAGTTAGCTATTCCTGGCGCGCCCGGCCTCGCATTTCCAGCACACGAAGCCGGGCGCGCAACGCCTCGATCTGCGCTGATGAGCGCGTTTCCTGACTTTGGATTTCCCCATCTAATCGCCCGACGTCTTTCGTGTAGGCGTCCATCATGGCTTCGACACGTGTGCTCACGCCCTTGAGCTCGACGGCGCTCAGGTGCGTGTTGACGCCGACCCATGCGAGCAACGACGCCATGATCACAATCCCCACGCCCTCGATGACGTTGCGCGATATCGCGCGCTCGGGCGGGTCGCTCATTGGAACGCGCCCGCGTCGGCCCACGCGAACGGCGGCACGACGCCGATCCACTCGAAGCCTGGCGCCGGGAAGGCGCTGCCACTTGGCTCGATGACGACGAAGCCGCCGCCGGCGATGTTTACGTAATCGCCACTCAGCGTCACATAGTGCGTGCTGTTCGACGCGCACACGGTGGCGCCGGTGAAGTCGTAAACGTTGCTCGGCGTCGTCCATTGCGACAAGACCGCATTGCCCTGGAAAGTATTGTGCTCGGCCTCGGACAAGCCGCTGCCGGGCGACCAGGTCCATGCGTGCTCAATGTCGCCGAGCACGTGAGTGTGCGATCCGCCGCCGCACAGCGATGTGCTCCCTATGCCGATCTGCGCGCTGCCGGTGATGTTGATCGTTCCCCACAAAAGCTGCGTTCCATCGGTGAGCCAGTGTTCATCGTCGCTGCTGCTGCGCGTGAGCTGGATCCGCGCGAGCGTCGGAATGCTGCCCCATGTCGAGCCGCCCGAAAATTCGAGCGTTGTCAGCCCGAGCGGGTGGTCGCCCCCGCTGTCGCTGTCGAAGCTGATCGAATCGAAAGCGGTTGTGTAGGTTGTCGACGAGCCGGCCGCCCACGCGGTGAGCAACGTCACTTCGTCCATGTTGTCGACTTCGTCGCCGTGCACGACGAGCGTTGCGCCGAGCTGCCCGCCGCCGTCGTCGAAGTAGTCGAAGCTGTAGAACTCGCGGCTTTCGACGCTCGGCCCTGCCGGCGCGGCGAATTTACGCGCGCCGAGCGGCGTCAGTATCCAGGCGCCGAGCGGCGAGCGACGGGGGGCGAAAAGACTCATGCATCCTCGACGGCCCATGCGCGGCCGGCGCGATTGGTGTCGACGAACTCGCCGTCGAGCTCGTCGGCGCGCACGACCAACACGTCGCCGGCGGCGTAGGGGGGCCACATCGTCTGATCTTCATCGCTGGATCCGTCGTCGGCGTTGCGGTTGTTGACGTCGGTGTAGGTGTAATCGACGCCGCCGCGGTCGGCCTCGATGAGCTCGGGCGGCAATCTGACGTCGAACTCTTCATCGGTGCCGGGCGTGTCGTGGTGCCCGATACAGGTCAGCGTCGTGCCTGAAACGTCGGTCACTTGCATCTCGATTGTTTCGGCGAACGGCGTCCCCACCTGGCGGCTTGCGCCGCGCGCATCGAGCAAGCGTTCGACGGAGCTCGCGATCGCGTTGTCGCGCGACGAGCTGATCTGCCGTTGCCCTGGAAAGGTGCGGCCGAAGCGTCGTCTAGTCATCCCAATCAAACCCGAGCGCGGTGAAGTCGACCTCGTCGTAGGGCGGGATCGTTTTTCGCGAGCCCGAGTCGTAGGCGCTGACGTCGAGCGGCGGGCGTTCCCACTTGAACTCGACATCGTATCCGCCCTCGACCCACGTGAACTCATAGCGCACTTGCGCGCGCCCGGTGCCGGTGCGCACGGCGTCGATCACATCGCAATACACGGATCCGATCGGGTACAGCCCGCCGGTGCCGAGCGCAACGCTGTTGATCTTGTTCTGGTAGGTGCGCTGGCGAAGCGTCGGGATCGCCGGCTCACTACGCTCGAAGACGATCACTTGATGCGACTCGTTGACGGTGATCGTTTTGATCTGGTCGGGTCGGCCGCTGTATTGCGGCGGCGCGCTGACGACCAGGTCTTCGCCGGGGTCGAGCGGTTCGGTCGTGTACTCGCGCGGCACGCCGAAGCTGCGCACGGTTTTCGTCGCGTCGCCGTCGTTCGCCGGATTCGCCGGGATAACGTATTGCGGCAGGCCGTAGGTGATCTCACAACGCGCCGTCGCGCACGCCTTGCCGGGGTAGATATCGATCCCGGTGACGACCAACGACGGGATCGACGGGTGCGCGACGCCGAAGTCGATCGACGCGGTGAGCGCGACCAGGGCCAGGTAAGCATCGTAGAGCATCGCATCGGCGTCGGACCCACTGAGATCCTGAACGAAGGCGATCCGGCGCGCTGTCTGCGCGCTGTAACTCAGGTGGAGCTCGCCGCCGTCTTGAATATCGACAACAGTCGCCATCGGTCAGGATCCGTAGACCGCATCGTCGCCGCGATTGGCGCGCGATTCTTGCCGGCGGGCGATCTCGTTGAGCTCGATCACGGCGTCGATGCCGTCCTGGATCAGCCGCCCGCCGGCCGTGCCGCGCCCCTGCGCGAATGATTCGCGCACGCCGGCGCCGGCGTCCTGCGCGGCCTTGAACGGCGCGAGCGCGTCGCCCGATGTGAAGCTGTGAACGATCGCCTTGAACGTCGGCAACGCCTCGATGATCGCGTGCGACATTGCTTTCAACGCGACCACCAGATCGGGAATGACGGGCACGATCGCTTTCGCGAACTCAGAGAGCACGGGCGCGAATTCGACCGTAAGCTGGCGCTGCACCTTGCGGAAGGTTTCCGCTGCCTTTTCCAGATCGTCGAGTGTCTTCGGATCGATGATCGCGCCCGCCGCCTTTGCTTTCGCCAGGGCGTCGGCGAAGCCGTCAAACTCGGTGATAAAGCGCTTGAAAAACCGCAGGCCCTCGGTGTCGGCGATGCCGGCGATCTTGGCCTCGCCCACGCCGCCGAGTCGCTTCAATGCGCCGGTGAGCTTGTCGAACAAGTCGAGCGGATCGGCCTTTTTCAGATCGTCGAGCGTGATCCCCAGCGACTCGAATTTGAGCAACAGTTGATCGTTGCCGTCGACGGCCTCGCCGGCGCGGCGCGTGATCCGTTGCATGACGGTTTCGACGTCGCGCCCCGACACGCCGACTTCCTCGGCCGCGAACTTCAACGCCTGGAATTGCTCGGTCGTGAGCTTGAGCGAGTCGGCCGTATCGTTGATGCCTTCCAATTTCGATGCAAAGTTGGCGAGCGAGCGTACCGCCTGGCCGGCGATGAGCCCGCCGACAACGGTGCGAATGTTGAGCAACCCGCGCGTGAGATTGCGCGCAGATCGGCCGATGCGGTTGAAGACGCGGCGCGTTCTGTCAACCGCACCAACAACAAAGTTGACTTGTCGCGGCGCTGCCATCGCCGGCGCCTACGGTGAGCTATAGGTGCCGAGCGTGAGCCCTGCGGGCGACGTTGCGCTGATGACGAGCTCGACGCCGCCCTCGACGGCGCCCGACTCCCGCCGCCCGAGCACGTTGATCGTGCCGGTGCGCATCGGGTAGCCGTCGACTTTGCCGAAGGGATACACGACGACGGCGACGTCCTCGGCGCCGCGCACCAGGGCGCCTTGCGCCGCGTCGACCGGGCGCGCGAAGTAGCACGTCATTTCAAGCCGGATCGTTGCGCGGCCGGCGACGAGCGTCACGGCGCAACTGCCCATCGTCGAGAAGTCTTCCTCGGTGCCCTGGTCGTCATAGTCCCACGACCGGAGCTCCACCAATACATCTGGCGTGGCGCCGATCTCGATCACGCCGTTGCACGCCTTTTGTGCTAGATCACCCATTGCTCAGTTCCTCACGTTGGATCGCCATAGTACAAGTCGTAGAGCACGCTCCACCCGATGCTGGCGAGCGCGATGTATCGTTCCTGTTCCTGCCCGACTTCGATCGCCGTCGAATCCCATCTCAGATCTTCGCAAAGCGCGTGCAGCGATCCGGCCGGCTCGTTGGCGGTGCCGAGCGCGACGCCGATCACTTCGTCCAGGTCATTGACCTGGTCGACGGCGATCGCGCCCGTTTTGCCCTCGGCGTAGATATCGAAGACGAGCTCCAGGCGCCGGCGGTCGTGCGGCTCGCCCATCGAGCCGGCGCCGGCGACGAGCGTTTCGTTACGGGCGGTGACGACGACGACGGGGCGCCCCGCGATCCGCGCGGCCCACTCGTCGCGCACATCGGCGCCGGCCGCGTCGACGTCGGCGGTGATGGCGGCGACGACCGCCAGGCGAAAGGTTGTACGCCTATGCGTCATTGATGAGCGTCACCATGACCGTGCCGGCCCGATCGGGCTCGATGCCGTCGACGGTGTAGTCGTTATCCGCGAAGCTGACGGCGTCGCCCTGCGCGAGCTCGGGAACGTCGGAAGCGATGAAGCGGACCCATACCGCCAGGCCATCGGCGCGCAACGTCGGGAAGTCTGACGGCGCGGCGCGCGTTCCGGTGATGGCGGTCACATCGCGGGCGGTGCCGCCCGCCGGCGTATAAACGACAATCTCCCCGACCTCGAATAGGAAGCCGGGGAGATCGGCCGCGATGCTGTCACGCAATCGCGACGTCATGGTCGCTTAGGTCACGCCGTCGTTTTGATACGCGGCCCGCCAGTCGACGAACAACGCCGCGAAGTCGATCCAGACGCGCCAGTGCATCGCGAAGCTGCCCCATCCGACGTCGCGCTCCAGGCTCGGCGATGCGTTGCCGTTGAGGAACGTGACTTCGCACGTGGTGCCTTGCGGCCCCATCATGTACCAGGGCGCGGCGGGTAGCCTCGCCGAAGCGACCGGCACGAAGGTATTGCGCACGCTGTTCGGCTCGAAGGGATTGGCGCTGCCATCGGGCGAGTATTCCGCCGTCGCGAGCTTGATCGCCGTTTCTTCGAGCGGGATCCCGACCAGCATGAACCGGGGGCGAATGCCGAGAAGGATCGAGTTCTGATCCACCTGTGCCGCCATTGCCACTTTGGCGGCGGTGACCAACGCCTCGGTGGGCGGTGCGCCGGCGGTGACCAGGTTCGAGTGCGCGGTCGCATCGAATAGCGACTCGGTATCCTCTGCCATATCCGGCCCGACGCCCGCGTTGCTGGTGAGCAACGTGTAGACGACCTCGTCGACGGTGCGATCGGCCGCCTGGCCCATCTTGACGCCGGCGTCGGAGAAGGCGGACAGATCATCGTTGATCATCGCCTCGCGCGTTACGCTCAATCGGCGCGCGTAGGTGCCGAGCTGCGCGCCTTCCTTCTTGTCGACCATGATCCCGTCTTGGATCTCGCCCTGCTCGGCGACGAGCTCCAGGCTCGTGAATTGCGACACGCCCGGCCGGGTGTACGCCTTGAAGTCGGGCGCGGTGTTGGTGCTGCACCATTGCGCCCACGTGGTCTCGGCTTGCTCGAAGCCTCGGAATAGCGCCTTGTTCATGACGTTTTCAAGGATCGCCGCGAAGTCGGACGTTTCCAGGTTCGCGATGCCGGGGTCGATGGCGCGCCCGATGAGCGCGGAGCGCGACAGGCCCGCGTAGTCGATGCGGTTCACATCGCAAAAGGCGCGCGCAAGCTCGGGCATCGTGTACCCGGTGTACTCGTTGGTGAGCCCCTGTTCGCGTTCCTCTTTGTTGGCGAGCCCCGAGCGCACCAGGATCGCATTGACGGCGGCGTCGTTGAATTTCTCGGTCGCCTGGCGGCCGGCCGACAGGGATGCCGCCGGCGTCGCGGGCGGATTGCCGGCGGTACCGACGAGCGATAGCAACGCCTCGACGGCCTCGGCGCGCGTTTTCTTCTCGCCGATCATGCGCGTTTGCAATTCGACGACGCCGGCGCGTGCGACGAACGGCTCGAAGGCGCGGCGAATTTCGAGCTCGGCGTCGGGCGCGGGCTCGGGATTGTCTGCCAGGTGGGCGTCGAGCTGCGCTTGCGCGGCCTCGACGGTGACGGCCTCGTCTTCAAGGCACCGGGTTAAGAGCTCGCGCACACCCGCGCGAGCCATGAACCGCTGGAAAGCGGCGCGGATCTGTTCTGCTCTGTTCACTGTCTCTAGTCCTCGGTTGATGCCGACCGAATCGTCGGCGGCGATGGATACGAGCGACACTTCGACCGGTAGCCAGTTGCGCACGGTGTAGGTGTCGCCGCGTTTCGTGATCTGATCGGACGTCGGCACGGGATAGCCGACCGAAACGTCGGTAATGATCTCGTCGATGACGTCCTGGCGGTAGGCTTGCGCCTCGGCGCGTTTGGAGAAGTCCAGATCGCCGCGCATGACGCGATCGGCGTCGACGCTGATATTGCGCACGCGCCCGACCGGCAAGGGGCCGTCGTGGTCGTGCTGCACGATGAGCGGCAGGCCGCGCACGGCGCGCGACAGATCGACGCTGCCATGATCCAGAATTTCGAGACCGAAGGCGCGGCGCACGGGCGTTTCACTCGACAGCGCCGCGCGAATGGTGACGTTGTCGCCCTCGCCGCGAACTTCGAGCGAGCCGGCGTAGTGGCGCGTTTCAGTCGTCGGCGTCTTGCGGGTCTGGAGCTGGCGTTCGTGTCGCCGGCGCTGTTTGCTGTTCATGGCGTTCCCTCATTGGGATTTTGCGCGGGTCGCCCCCGCGTCGTCGGATGATCTGCTCGCGCGTTGCGAGATCGTTGTCGATGGCGCTCACATCGGCGGCGACTTCTTTCGCCGGGTCGATCCAGGGGATCGCCGGCCCGATAAATTCGGCGCGCGCGAGCTGGCGCACGGTGAGCCCGGTCGCGGCCAGGCGCCCGGTCAGCAACGCCGTTTCGATGAGCCGCTGATACTGCGGGCGGATCACGCGCGAGATGAAAAACTCGGTGAGCGGCCGATACCCGTGCGCGGCCTCGACGAGCTCCTGACGTTGACTCGAATAGGTGCCGTTGTAGTCGCGCGCGATCGCGCTGTATCGCGTATGGGTGCCGGCGGCGACGGCGCGTAGCTGCCCCTGGCGGAACTCGTTTAGATTCTGGTTCGGCCGATTGGGCGCGAACGAATTGATCGACTCGCCGACCGCCATGTCGTCAAACACGGATCCCTGCGGTAAGACGATCTCGCGCTCGGCGTCTTGCGTGTTCGGCGCCTGGTAGGACTCGTCACGCTGCAACCACAACGCCACGCGGGAGTTGGCGCGCGCGGCGATGCGCTCGGACTCGTCATAGTCGTGGAGATCGTGCATTCGCCGCGTCGCCGGCGCGAAGATGGAAACGCCGCGCACCTGCGGGAAGCGCCGGCGAAAGGCGAGGTGCGTCATTTGCTCGGCCGGGATCGGTTTGGTGCGCGCGAGCCAGCCGGCCGTCGCCACGGGTGAGAAGCGCACGGCGCTGGCGCCGACTTCTTCTTCGTACACGTAATAGGCGCGCGGGCGGTGCCACTGGTCGATCTGCACGCCCTGGAGAATGCGCGGATCGTTCTTTCGGTCGTTCATGTCGAGCGGCACGCGATCGGCCTCGACGAGCTCGACGGCATACGGGATCCGACCGGGCTCGAATTCATAGCCGCGCCCCATGCCCTGCACGTGGTGCGTGAAGTGATCGCCGTCGCGGAACCAGGCGCGACACGTGAGCCGCTGACACTCGGCCCAATTCAGTTGCCCGGTGACGTCGGGCGACTCGGCCCACTCGTCGATGATCTCGGTTAGCGTCGAATTGACGGCCTCGGCCGGGGTGCCGTTTGCGTTCAACACCATCGGCTCGATGACGATCCCGCGCCCGACCACCTGGTCGACGAGCTCGTCGAGCACGCCGACCGCGATATCGTGGTTCTCCTCGAAGTGACGGCCCCACGCGCGAAGGTGCACGCCGGCGTCCTGGACGGACCCATCGGGCGAGAAGTTGGCATCGCGCGGGGGCGTGTAGTGCGCCGTCGACTTCGACGCCTGGAACGCGCGCACGGCAACGGTGAGTCGGGACAACAGGCCCATTACGTGAGCCTCGCGACGCGCACCGATGGCGCCAGGGCGCCGAGCGCGGCGGCTTCGAGCTCGCGCACCTGGCGGCGGAGCTGGCGCACGCGCGGCAGTAACACGGTATGGACGTCCTGGCGGGTGAGCGAGATCCCGTCGATCGTGTAACTCGAACCGGTGCGGGCGGCGGTGAGCGCGGCTTCCCACTCGGCGAGCTCGCATTGCCGGGTCTCAAGGTCTTGCGCGATCGTCATGGGCGCGGACGATACGCGGGCACACAGGGCGCCGCGACCGTTTTCCGGGCCGGATCCGGGCCTTGTTAACTTTTTCGGTTAATTTCGAGCTCCTGTGCGCCACGGAGAGCGATTTAAATCGCCCCCCCCTTACGCTGGTACCCCTGAATCCGGCCCGCCTGGCGGCGGCGAGCTGGCGGCTACCTCGAGGTAAATCGAGCTCGAGCTCGAGGGGGGGGCTAGCTCGAGCTAGATCCCTCGGCGCGCCAGGCTCGGATCCTCGGGCGCCGGCGCCTTGCGCTTGCTCGGCTTCGCCGCCGGCGGCGGGAGTAGCTGCACATTGAGCACGTGCGCGGCGACCGCCGCCAGCACTTCGCAATCAAGAAAATGATTCTCACGGGTGCCGGTGCGCTGCCAGACCAGGCGCCCGCTGGGAAGGTGGACAAGCTCTTCGTTCGATACCTGCTTGCAGTAGTCCTCGGTGACGTCGTGCGGCACGTGCCAGCCGCCGGGGTCTTCGCTCGGCCAGGCGATGCGCGCGTACAACCAGGCTTTCCAATGGTGAGTATTGATCCACCAGAGTTTGAGCCCGCCGCGCGCCGTCTTGCCCGAGCTCCGGGCGTCGGGCTTGCTCGCCTTGTAAGGGCGGTCCATGCGGTCGCGGCCCTTTGACGGGAAGCATTTGGGCGTTCGCCTGCAGAAAGCGTAGATCTGATTCTCGGGTCGCTCGAAGCGATCGCCGGGTCGATAGCCCGAGTCGACGAGCGTGTAGTCGACCATCCGGCCCCGGTACTCACGCTGCACGACCGCGCGCAGCTTTAACCACACGTCGTCGAACTTGGTCTCGCCGATGATCTCGCCGAAGGCGAGTAACCATGACGTCGCGTTGGGATAGGCCCACCCTCGGATCACGTAATACAGTTTGTCTTTCTGGACGTCGACGCCGCACGTGACGAGCTGCACATCGAACGGCGTCGCGGTGTAGTCGGCGCGACACTCCCAAACGCCCTGCCAGCCGGGCGAGTCGCCGCGCATCTTGTAGAGCTCGCCGCAATACGCATTGAGCGCCGTCTGAATCGCCATCGGTTCGCGTTTCACATAGGCGCCGCGAAGCTGAAAAGCGATCTCGCTGATCGGAGTGAAGCGCGACGCCAGCCCGGAGATATGGAACGATCGAATCGTGTTGATGACGGGCGTATCGACGCGGATCTCGGTGTCGCCCTGTTTCACGTGCGGGAAGAATTTGCCGGCGAGCTCCAGGCGCCCGGCGTCGTCGTATTCGACGCCGCATCCATCGCAGACCAGACGCGCCGCAATCTTCGCCTCTTCGGGCGTCGCCCCCTCGGGCCATCTCAAAATCTCGGAGCGCGGCAGGAACCAGTCGCCGCAATCGGCGCACTTCAGATACCAGCGATGGCGCGATCCCGCCTCCCACCAGGCCCATATTGCCGACTCGCCCTCAACGGTGGGCGTTGAGAAGATCCCAGTCTTGCCCGATCGAAAGTTCTTCGTGCGCGCCATCGCGAGCAACACGGGATCGCCCGCGTTCTTAACGCCGTCTTCCATCGCGTCGCGCTCGTCGACAATGCACAACGCCACGGGGTGGGACATGAGCTCGACGCTACTGCCGGCCCACGCGATGCCGAGCCGCACGCCGCCGATCCACTTCTCCTGCGTTGTGTCGAAGCCGCGCCGGCGATCGGTCTTCTCGGCGAGCGACGGCGTCGATCGGATGAGCTGGTCGATGCGATCCTTCATGACCGACGTTGCGAGCTTTTGCGTCGGTGCAACGTAGATAACAGGCGCGGGGCGATCGTCCATGCGCCAGCCGATCAGATCGAGGATGCATTCCGTTTTCCCCATCTGCGCGCCGCACACGACGACGACCGTCGACACGTTGGGATCGTCGAACGCCTCGAAGATGGCGGGCAGGTAAGGCGCGGTGTCGGCGCGGAACCGACCAGGGACAGGGCTACCGGCCGGCAGTCGCCTGTTTTCGTTTGCCCACTCGCCCGCGTTTCGTCTTGGTGGGGGTCTCAATAGTGCGTGCAGTCGGCTCGCCATCGTCGACCCATGCGGCGACGGAAGCGGCAACGTCGTCGAGAACGACGGCGATTTCACTATCGAGCTTGTTGGCGATCTGTCTGTCACGGGTCACGCGCTCCGGTAACGAGAGGATCTGTTCGCGTAGCTGCACGACCAGGCCCATGATGAATTGATCGGTTTCCGCGCGGCCGTACAAGTCGCCGCGTAGCTTCGCCGCGTCGAGCTGCGCGCGCTCGGTCATGGCCTCGAAGTAGAGTTGCCGCGCGCTGCCCGATCCCTGGACGTCGCCTTTTTCCATTGCACGCTGCACGACCCACGGCACCACTTGCGCCAGGTCATACAGTTTTTCGTCGTTGAGAAACGGCAGGCCCGAGTGCTTCAACGTCGACACGCGCGCCGGCGACACGCCGAGAATTTGCGCGAGCTGCGTTCCGTTGACCAGGCGGTAAGGCGGGATCTTTTTCTTGTCGCGGCTAGGCTTATTCATCCAAATAGTCGGCGACGTCGATCTCGTCGTACTGTTCGCTGCACTCAATGCAGATATCGTCGCCGACCTGCATCTCGTCGTCGTCGACGAGCGCGCCGCACTCTCTGCATTGTCCCATTGTCTGCACGTAACCTGGCATCCCCATGCACTGATTCGATCCGTTGCATAAATCGTCGGGACAGTATTTGCCGTCGCGCGGGCAAATCACACTCATTGCGTTTTCCTCCGGTGGCCCTTCACCATTTACCTATCGACGGGTGCCCCAATCTCGAAAGAACCGGTCGCCGCGGTGCCCGCACGGCTCGCGCCAGGGAGTACCTTTGCCGCTCGCTCACAGCGTCCCCACGCGCCCGCCCCACCCGTCGCGCTCAAGGTGATAGTTCGCCGCGCTCACGAAGTGCTGCAAGAATTTCTCGTTGCCGGTGCGCTCGATGCTGCGCGCAACGGTTGTGTTCGTCATGGCGCTAGTGAGACCAGGGCCATAAGCGCCGCGCCCGATACGCTTCTTGCCTTGCTTTGCGTCGCGCACCTTGAACACGAACGATGCCGGCGCGCGGGTGATGCCTAGACCGGGGTACAACTTGGCGTTGTTCCATGCATTCGCCACTACGCCACCAGGCACGCGCACGGCGCCCCATCGGATGAGATTGAAGGGGCGCCCCCTCGCCGTTGCGACCGCTTCCATGCGCACCCGCGCACGCGCGCCCTTGATGCCGATGGCGCCGTGCTTACTTCTGATATCGAAGCTGTAGCGGCGCTCGATGGCGGATTGCTTGACGCCAAGCCATCGCGATCCTTCCTTGATCGCGGTCGCTCTCATGTTGTTGATAGTGCGGTTTAAAGCCTGTGCGGTCGCACGTTGCGCAACGGCCCGATCGAAGCGATTTAACGCATTTATGAGATCGCGCGCCCCTGTTTCGCGAATGTTGAGCGTGATCGTCACTAGGCGGCGTCCTGCGCATCGAGTGCGCGTATCGTGAGCACGGTTCCCGCGCACGCGCCTGTGCCTCGCTCATGCGTCCACACCAGGCCCAACGGGTTGTCGGGGTCGAATGTGACCAGTCGCGCACGGAACGCGCCCTCGTCGCTCAGAATGCCGCCTAGCAGGATGTGCAAGATCCCCTCGGTTGCATCGGTGGCGAAGTCGAAGGCGGCGGGCGTGATCGAGCTGTCAACGACGCCCGGCGCATCGGTCGATCCCTGCTCGGTGGGGTAGAGCTCCAGGCGAACACGGGTGACGTTGGACAAGTCGACCGCGACGCCGTCTTCGCGGAGCTCCACATCGATCGCATTGTCGCGCCCGATGAAGACGAGCTCGGTTAGTTCGTTCATCGTTCCTCGACCGTGAGCGAGTCGTCGGCAAAGATCCCTGTATCCCCCGAGTCGATCGCTTTCGACGCTGTGAGCGCGCCGTGATAGAGCAAGTTGCCGCCGCTGACGGCGTCGAAAATGCCGAAGTGCGTCAGGGTGCCCCAATCGGCCGTCGCTTGTGTGAACGTCACTTCGTTGTTGTTGCATACGCCCGAGCTCGGCGCGTCGAAGGTGATCGCTTCTCGGGCGTAGCTGCCCCCGGATGGCTCGGCCAGGCCGGAAGCATCGTCGAGAATGGCGGCGGTCGACAGGCCAACGTAAACAGTCGTCGGCGACGTCAGGGCGGTGTTGCGCAAAACGTGGTTCAGGATTGCGGCTTCGAGATAGTCAGACTTGGCGGTCATGGTCTAGTTCCTCAGTTGCGATCCACGGTGCGGATCGTTGTTTGCGATGAAAGCGAGCGCGCCGTCGTGCGCGATGAAAGAACGCGCGTTGTCGTGCGCGAAATCATGGTCGGCTCGGTTGCCGCAAGTGTTGCCGGCGATGTGACTGTGAGCTCGCCGGCGACCAGGGCGTCGGCGATGGCGGCGGCGAACAAGTCGAGCTGCCCGCTGACCGATAGGAAGCCGGCGACGAGCCCTTGGCCGACGAGCTCGCCGGCGAGCTCGCGGGTTGCGACGAGCTCGCCGACGACGATCGCGTCACCAACGGCGACGCCGGCGAGCTCACGGGTTGTTGTGAGCTCGCCGAGCACGACGGCCGTTCCTATGAGCTCGCCGGCGAGCGGGATCTATGCGACGAGCTCGCCGG